AGCTCGTCTAGTGGGGGAGCAGTTTCAGCAGAATCAACTATCAGAAGGAAAGAACAATGAAGAAATTCATAACTGACATGTTAGGGCAGGTTTGGACCCTGCTAGGTATGTTCGTGGCATGGGTAGTACTCGAAGGGTCTGCAAAGACCATTGTGGGTTACTGCATCCTTGGCACACTGTTTTTGTGGTCAGTAACTTACCGACTACGCAACCCGAAAGAATAAGCCCTGATAAAAAAGGCACAATAACCGACAATAGATAGATACCCGAAAGGAACAACATGGCATTTACTCCATGGAAACTACCATTCCCTGAAAAGAAGGTAACCGAGCACTACGGTGAAATGAGTGCATTCCGCAAAAAAATGAAACTACAACCACACTCTGGTACTGACTGGGCTATGCCTGGTGGCACCAAGATTCCAGCCGTAGGTAACGGTAGAATCAAGTTTGTTGGTGAGTCAAAGGTTTTAGGAAACGTAATCGTACAGTCCGTTGCGGACAAAGAGGGCAACATCTGGTACATCGGCTACTGCCACCTGCAGAAGGTTCCTACCCTAAAGGTTGGCGACCCAATCAAGGTTGGCGAGACTATTGGTCTTGTAGGAACAACTGGCACCGCCTCATCTGGAAATCACCTTCATGCCACCGCCAGCCGTAAGGTTAAGGGCGTATTCGGAGCAACCTCAGACAAGGTTGACCTTGTCAAACTAACTAAGAAGAATTCAACTCCAGTAGCAACACCTGCTGCTCCAGTAAAGTCAGCAGCACCTGCTGCAGAAAGACCAACAGAATGAAAGAACTTATTAAAACTATCCTCGCACGTGCGTTTGGTTTGCTTCTAGCAACCTTCTTCGCAGGTACAGGTGTTGGTGCTATCGCAACCAACGGTGACTGGGTGCTTGGTTCACTAATTGGTGTAGGCTCGGCATTCGCTGTCGTGCTAACCACTGTTGGTGTAACTCTAGCCTGGTCAGGAACCTTGAACCCGCAGGATGTTGCCAACGCATTCCGTGCCGCTGTGGCTAAAGCCGCTGACGGTAACGAGAACCTAGAGGCAGCCCTAAAGGTAAAGCAGGACGACAACTTCGATTTCGACGATGTGAACTTCGACTCAGACGATGACCTCAACGAAGACGATGATGACGACGAGGCTACCGTTGCTCCTGGAGAAGACGCTAAATAATGCCGAAGCGTGGGCTCCTAACTATTAACGGCCGTAAAAAGGTCAGTTTGAAGTTGGAGTTTACCCAATCTAGAGTGTTTGACAAATCACCCACCAACAAGCAGACAACGTTTGCTTGGGCTAGAACTGGCCGACAAAACTCAGAAGGTTTTGGTGGCGGTAACCGGATACAACGAAGAAAATAACTCATGGAACCAGTATTGATGTGGGCTACCACAATTATCGCTGTGGGCGGTGCTGTTACAGTTATCTGGAAAGTTAGCTCCCCAGTAATTAAAAAAACTCGAAGTTTACTTGACTCTTTGAGCAAGTTTGTTCGAGACTGGGAAGGCGAAGAAGCAGGTCCGGGCAGGGACAAGGTGCTGGGTGTTATGGAGCGCCTTAACCGTATTGACGGTGAGCTAAAGCATAACGGCGGCACATCTATGAAAGATTCCCTGAAAAGGGTAGAAAAGAAACTCGGAGAGATTGATTCTCGTCTAGATGAGGGTAATCAAATGTTTAAGAGTTTAGACAGCAGACTAGGTGCAGTAGAGGATAAATTAGACTCATGAGTAAACCAGGACAACCTTACCAGCTAAGTAGCGGTGGAACCGTCGGCAGCACGGTATCTAAAGCGCTGGCCCAAGTAGGCACGGCTATTTCAGACGGAATTTCGGCAGTATCCGGAGTTAAAAAGCATGCACAAGGCTTGGCGCATTTAACGGAACAAGCCGAGCTAGAACGTGCTCATGAAAAAGAAGTAATTGGTATTCACCACAACAACGCTAAGGAACTAGTCACTCACCTTAATACCGAGGGCGGCTATGCCGCTGAACGTAAGCAGGACATGGAGTTTGAGCACACTCCTGGAGGAGCAACTAAGTTTAAGCTGCAAGCTCACCCGGCAGTAAGCGCCGCTCAACATGAAACTACCGCAGAAGGTGTCGGTGAAAAAGTAGGGGAAGCTCTTGGAGCAGCAGCTGGAGCAGCAGCTACTAAAAACCCTGCTGGGGCAGCGGCTGGGGCAGCGGCAGGTAAGGCGTTGGGCGGAGCCGCCGGTAGGGGAGTTGCTAAGGCTGCTAAAATAATTAAGAACACAGGTCAAGCTAAAGCAGCGGCAAAATCAGAAAATCCAAAACCACCAGCGGCTAAGAAACCCGCTTCACCAAAGAAGGGCAAGTAACATGGCAAAATGCGCAAACTGCACATCAGATTCTCTATACGTTTACGAAGTAACTGACACATTCAACATTCCTTACTGCCAGTACCACTTGCCAGTGTTTTTGCACAAACTGCAGAAGTCAGGCCTGCTAAAGACTACGGATGAGTTTGACGCTGTAAAAGCTGAGGCGCTTGCCGCCGTAGCCCCAAAGACCTCAAAGAAGAAGGTCGAAGAAGAATTAGTAGTGGAAGAAGTTGCGGACACTAACGAAGGCGAATAATGCCTATAATTAGAAAGTTCGCTGTTCAAGGTCACGAGGTCCCCAAAGGACCGTATGGTGCCCATGGACCGTTTCCACCAGAGCTTTACCACGCTGCACACATTGAGCGTGAGGACTATGACCCGGACTCGTTACACGAAGCGTTAGACGACGTGCGGTTTTTCCGTTGCCGGTTCTGTGCCGATGTATTATACGAGAACGAGTTGGACTCACACGACTGTGAGTTTGACGAATAATAGTTTTCCCCGTGCACGGGAAAGAACCAAACAACTCTAGAGAAAGAAAAAAATCATGGCAACTAATGAAAACGGAAACCTGGTCGATAGCTCAGGTAACGTCGCCGTTGACTTCGTATGGGGAAACTTCCCTCTACAGCCAAACGACGAGCGACTTGAAAACGGTGGCGGTCTACTTGACCCAACTCTTGACAACCACGAAATCGCTTACCAGAACTGGAACGGTTACCCTCTTGTAATTGATGCAGACAACAACAGTGTCTTGGAAGGCACCGCAGGTCCTGAGGGAGCTGGCTTTGTTGCAGTTCCTAGCGTAATTGGTGTGGCTACAGCACTAGCAAGCCGCATCCTCGTAGATGACGGCTTTGTAGTTACTACTGGCACCGCCGCTACTAACGCTGCGAAGGACATCACCCGCTTCAACGCCACCTCGGCTACCGTTGCGGTTGTATACACCACCACAGCAAGCACCGCTTACCCAGTTGGTACTAAGGTAGTTATCTCTGCAGGTACTCCTGCTGGTAGCAGCCCAGTTAACCTACCTGCATACGCAGTTGGTACTTGGACTGTAACTGCCGCTGCTGCAGGTAACATCACAATTGCTGGTACTGGCTTTACCGTAGCAGACACCACTGGTGTCAACGCTACTGGTACTGTAGTTGGTCTAGCTGGGACTATCAAGACCCAGTCGGTTGCTGCTGGTGCAGACAGCGTTGCTGTCGGTGCTGCAATCACCATCGTCCCATACGCTACTGCTAGCTAATTAACCCCATAAATAAACCGTGCTGCCGATAAACTGGTAGCACGGTTTATTTGTTCAAGGAGTAGTCATGGCCGACCCTAATCAGCCACCAATGGGCTACGACAGCTCAGAGCTCGTTCGTCTACAGTCTATCTTCAGTGCCAGCCAGGCCGCCTCTCCGGTTGACTACGACGAGCCTTCGTACAATCCCTATGAAGAGGAGGACTACGCTGAGCCGCAGAGATATGGTGCGGAGAACTTCAACGACCAGAGTCCGGCTAGGCTTACTGACGTACCCACGTCCTCCACTAACGTAAAGAAGCCACGCACAGTAGCCGCTGGTTACGACCCGAGACGTAATGGTGGTACATTGACTGTTATGTTCCGAGATGGAACATTGTGGAATTATTATGGTGTTTCAAAAGATGAGTGGATTAAGTTCCACTCATCTATCTCTAAAGGTAACCCCTACATCAACAAGTCTTTCTTGTCCAAGCCGCAGGGGTTGGCAGACCTCAGTGGAATTACTGATGACTTTCTTTCTCAACTTCAGATTATGGCCCGTGTCAGCCAGTTCCGGTACAAGTCTCGTAGAGCTACTCGTGACCCTTACGGGAAGAAAATCTACGGAGTCAGGGGCGAGGCCCAAAGAAAGTCCCAACTTAACCCCCGTAGTGCGGCGTCTAAAGCGTTCTATAAAGCTAACGGAGTTAACCCATCTAAGGGTGGAAAGCCACCGAAAAGGAAGTAAACTAGGAGCATGCCAAAGGTACACAACATCGGAAAACAACACTTTGTACAAATTGTACATTTTCCAGTTAAATGGGAAAACAAACTACTGGTGCGTGGATGGACCCAAGAAATTGAGGAGCCATTCCGCACTGCTGAACCTTTTATCTTTAGGCTGCCTAAGCACAAGGCTTTTGTGTATGGTAAATGGACAGGCACACAACCAGACGAAGAAACCGCACTAAATCGAGCACTAGAAGGACGAGTACTAACAGATGAAGATTTTCAAGAAGGATGGGAACCGCCAGCCTACAAAGCTACAGAAGAGGATAGCTGGGATATCAACACCTGAGCTAATTATCTACGTAGAGACTTTACTTCCAACTATTGGGCGCAACGTGGTTCACCACGGACGTGACGGCCTGGCCGCACTTGAAGAAGCCGAAATTGCAGCAACTACTGCGGTAGAGATAATCAACGAATTGAAAAGTCGTATCCGCTGATGTTTTATGACGACGAGGACGATGACGCTCCACAGTTCGAAGAAATCAACCCCAGCTTCTACCTAGAAGACCATTCTCTTGAAGAAGAGTTTGAAGACGAAGATGCAGACGAACTTACCCAAGCGTTTGTAGACCGTCTTATAGAAAAGATGCTGCAGTTCATGGTTGTGCTTGTAGGTCACGACCTTCACGGGTATCAAAAACCTCTAGCCAGGCGAATGATGGAATCTGTCATAATTGGCGACGCTGCAGAAGTCACTGCTTTGGCGGCACGTCAGTCGGGTAAATCTGAAACAGTAGCCGACACAGTAGCCACCCTCATGGTGCTGTTGCCTAGACTAGCCAACATCTACCCAGAGCTTCTAGGCAAGTTCAAGGACGGTCTTTGGGTTGGTTTGTTTGCCCCGACCGAGGGTCAGGCTGAAACGCTGTTTAGCCGCACCGTAACTCGCCTCACCTCTGAGCGTGCCGTAGAGGTCTTAGGTGACCCCGAGATTGACGACGAAGCAAAGAAAATTGCTGGAGTTACAAAGACGATTAAACTTAAAAAGTCCGGTTCGACTATGACCATGATGACGGCCAACCCTCGTGCAAAGATTGAGTCTAAGTCGTTTCATCTAGTTGTAATTGACGAATGCCAAGAAGCGGATGACTTTGTAGTTGCTAAGTCTATCTCACCTATGTTGGCTTACTATGCTGGTACAATGGTAAAAACTGGCACACCAACAACATCTAAAAATAACTTTTATAAAGCAATTCAGCTCAACAAGCGCCAGCAAACTAACCGTGGTAGAAGAATGAACCACTTCCAGTGGGACTGGCGTGAAGTGGCTAAAGTAAACGCCAACTACAGGCTGTTTATTGACAAAGAAAAACTACGTATTGGAGAGGACTCGGATGAGTTCCAGATGTCGTATAACTGCAAATGGCTTCTTGAACGAGGCATGTTTGTTACGGCTGGGCTCATGGATGAGCTGGGTGACACTTCGCAAGAACTGGTCAAATCCTGGCACCAAACCCCTGTTGTGGTCGGAATCGACCCTGCTCGAAAAATGGACTCCACTGTTGTCACAGTCGTATGGGTTGACTGGGACCGACCTGATGAGTTTGGCTATTTCGACCATAGAGTCCTCAACTGGTTGGAACTACAGGGCGACGACTGGGAAGAACAATATTTCCAAATTGTTAACTTCCTTTCTAACTATGACGTCCTAGCAATCGGAGTAGACGCCAACGGTGTCGGTGACGCAGTAGCCCAGCGACTAAAGATTCTTATGGGACGTGCCGAGGTTGTCGCAGTAACTTCTAGCCAATCAGAGCAATCTAGGAGGTTTAAGCACCTGCAGGCCCTCATTCAGCGCCGGTCCCTTTCGTACCCAGCTCACGCTAAAACTCGTAGGCTACGTGCTTGGAAGCGGTTTTACCAGCAAATGACTGACGCAGAAATCCGTTACAAAGGACCTAACTTCATGGTGGCTGCCCCTGATGAGGCGTATGCTCACGATGACTTTGTAGACTCACTAGCTATTGCGTGTTCTCTAACTCAGGAATTAGTCATGCCGTCAGTCGAAGTTAACAGCAACATGTTTTTTTAAAAAGTTCGAGTTCAGTGTGCAAAATACTGAATAACACGAGAAACTAAGTATTGGAAACAGTCGACTTTCCAATCCCTAATTTAAGGAGTCCCCATGGGTATCGGTCCAACACCACAGTTCCCAGAGCGTGCGCCACAGGTTTACGAGCGCAAGATGTCTGGTAACCTAGAGCGTCGTGGCCCTCTTCGTTTCGAAGAAGGTATCGCAACTGACACTGACGTACCAAACGATTTCCAAGTTGGTATCATGAACGGCTTTGCAGCCGCTCCTGGTCGCCCAAACCGCAATGCACCAGTATGGCAGAAGCCAGCAGCTGAGACTCTTTCAGAGCGTGCACACGTAGGTTCGGCAGCATGGATTGAAGCACCAACCTTCCTTGGCGAGTTTGCTCACGGTTCTTACTCACAGAACGCAGAGCAAGTTGTTGAGACTAAGGTTGTTTCGGGTGGACGCACCATGCGTCTAAACCCGACAGTCGTAAACGACTAATACGCTTGTTGGTCACCTCGCCCGAAAGGGCGGGGTGCTAGCAATCTTGGAGGAGAACAAATGGCCGATGTGCCAGTAAACGAAAAGCTGTACGCTATGGTCGTAACACAGGCCAAAGCTAGGTACCGCATCTACCCGTCTCCAGGTGCTTCGCACTGGGTTCACCGTCGCTATCTAGAGCTTGGCGGTAGGTTTATAGACTCTGAAGAAGTCGCTCAACGCAAAGAAGTGTTGCGACGATGGCAAGAAGCCCGAGCTAAGGCACGTGGCAAAGACAGCGATAAAGACGCACCTAAAGGAAAGAAAGACAAAAAGGATAAGAAGTAATGTCATTTACCGACTTCTCCCCGCCGTCTTATAGAGCCGCTTCTTCTGACCTTACTATCTCCATTTCCCCACTGGGACTTGTTGAGCTTGCTGATGAAGAGTTTGAAGTCCACGGCCCTCGACTAAACCGTTACAGCCTTAACTGGGCGATGTACCTTGGCCACCACTGGGGTTACCGCCGTGAGCAGGGCGAAATGCAAATTTCGATTAACTACTACCGTGCGTTTCTAGACTACTTAGCTCGATTCACTTTTGGTAATGGAGTGTACTTCCGTTCACCTAAGGCTACAGAGGCGATTGTTCCTGACCGTCTACAGCGTGTGTGGGAAGTAGATAACGACAAACAGCGTGTTCTTTTTGAGATGGCTCAAACCGGTGGAATTACCGGCGACTGCTTTGTAAAGATTGCTTACGAAGAGGCATGGGAAGACAGCATTGGTCGCTACCACCCTGGCCGTGTTCGTGTTCTTCCCCTGAACCCTGCGTTCTGCTTTCCTGAGTTTCACCCACACGACCGTACTCGCCTCCTGCGTTTCAAGCAGAAGTATCGTTTCTGGGGAACCTCTCTAGAGGGAACTCGTCAGGTGTTTACTTACACTGAAATTCTTACCGATGACATTATCGAAGAGTACGTCAACGACGAACTAATCGACAGCCGAATGAACCCACTGGGTGAAATCCCAGTTGTTCACATTCCTAACATCCCAGTGTCTGGTTCTCCTTGGGGACTGTCAGACGCCCACGACATCATTACAATCAACCGTGCGTACAACGAAATTGCTACTGACGTAGCGGACATCATCAACTACCACGCTTCGCCTGTTACTATCATCATTGGTGCGAAAGCAGCTAACCTTGAAAAGGGCGCTAAGAAGGTCTGGGGAGGTCTTCCTAAGGACTCTCAGGTGTTCAACCTTGAGGGTGGCGGCGCAGGTATTCAGGGAGCCCTTGAGTATCTGGACCGTTTGAAGATGTCGATGCACGAGCTCATGAACATTCCTGAGACGGCGCTTGGCCAGGCGCAGCCTATCTCTAACACTTCAGGTGTTGCGCTTTCTATCCAGTTCCAGCCTTTGATGAACCGGTGGACTCAGAAGAAATCACAGTACGGGTCAGGCCTTGAAAGAATTAACGAACTAATCATGCTTAACCTTGCGGTAAAAGAACCTGAGACGTTTACTTATGACCCTACCCAGGACGGTCCAATCAAGGAAGGTCAGCTACCTCAGCTAGACCCTAACGACCCAATTACCTACCAGTCGTACGCACACTTCCCACCACCGCTACCTCTAGACAAGCTAGTTCTTTTGAACGAGCTTTCACAGAAGATGGCTATGGGGCTCGAGTCTAAGGAAGGCGCTCTGCGTCAACTTGGCGAGGAGTTCCCAGAAGAGAAGCTCGAAGAGATTCGTTCTGAACTTATTGCAGACGCTGAGTCTGAGGGTGCCCTGAATCTAGTTAAGGCTCAGATTTCTAAGCAGCTCATGGACCTCACCGGTATGATGGTTTCTCCTGATGGTACGGCTACTCCTATGGACCCAATGCAGTTGGGTGATGGGGACATCCTTGGTGATGGCCAGCTAGGTCCTCAGGACCCTGCTAACCCACAGCCACTAGACCCTGCTGCTGAGCAGAACGATATGGCTGAACAGGACATCAGAAACACTTTGGTAACTAAGGCATACGGGACTACAATCCCGCAACGTGCGGTAGTTGCTAAAGATTAAAAAACTTTACTTTAGTGAGAAATTCAGCGGATTATTTGCTGAACTTAAACTATAACTGACAAGGTCAAGTGGCACTAATTCGGATAACGACCCCTAGAATGAAAAGAGAATCCTAATGGATGAAAACACACCAGAAGTAACTGAGGTTACTGAACCAACTGTAGACATTTCTGCTGAAGAAAGCTACCTACCTAACACGAGCGATGTCAAAGAAGCAATTCAGAAGGCACGTGCGCAAGAGAAGGCAAAGCTTTACCCTCAGGTAGAGAAGCTACAGGAAGAACTCGCACTACTCCGGTCAAAGGAGCAGGAGCGAGAGGCTAAAGAAGCAGAGCGCAAGGCAGCTCGTCAGGCCCGTGAGGCTGAGGCGGCAGCAGAGCGCAAGAAGCAGGAAGAAGCCGAACTTGAAGTTCGTGACCTTCTTGCAAAGAAGGAACAGGAATGGCAGGCGGAAATCAAGCGTGAGCGTGAAGACCGTGAAAAAGCATTCGCCCTTCTAGAGCGTGAGCGTGAATTTCAGGAGCTATCGGCTTACCGCCAGCAGCGCCTAGAGCAGGAACGTGACGCAATCATTCCAGAACTAATCGACCTTATTTCTGGAAACACCAAGGACGAAATTGAGAGCAGCATTGCTGGACTCAAGGAACGTTCTTCTAAAATCTTCGATTCTGTTGCGCAAGTTGCACAGCAGAGCCGCAAGGAAATGGTAGGAACTCGTATTACGAGTCCTGCCTCTGGACCCCTCGACAACGACTCGGACTCACGACAGTATTCACCAAATGACATTAATAACATGTCTATGGCGGACTATGCGAAGAACCGTGCCAAGCTACTTGGCACAGCAGGTAATAACCGTGGACAGGGATTGTTCGGTAATTAATCACCAAACCCGACCGTCTTTGAAAGGACAAAACTAATGGCTTCAGCTATTACTGGTTCGTCGCAGCTCGCTTCTGCGCCTACCGCTTACTCAGGTTCGAACAGCCAGCTTTCGCAGGCTATT